CGCATGTATAGTCCGAGTGCGGTACACTTCGTTCAACCAGTTTCTTACACCTGAGGTGGCTTTGCTCATGACGGCGCGGTAGTCCCTTACAAACTTATATCTACCGGCAGCATACTCTACAATTCTGCTTTGACAAAACTCAACCTCGTGGATTGACCTCAACGCGGTTTCCACCTTCATTTCCATACCGAAGCCAGCAAAAACTGGAATAATCTCCTTCTGAAAACGGCTCACATCTCCTTCCTCTAGAACAACCACGATGTCGTCACCATCGTCTAGACAGTCCCATTTCCCCAATGATAAGTAGTTGCAAAAGGCCATCATCATAGACAACATGAGGACAACATTACCTATAGCGGTGTTCATGTCGCCACTCATGCGGCGTCCTTTTACAACATACTTTATACCTACGCTGCTGAAGCACCTGTTTGTTAGCTGCATTCTAAGGAGTTCAGCAAAGCGTTGGTCGGGCATACCCGCAAGGTACACTAAATGCTCAATCTTGAGCAACGCTTCACTAACATGCATGTCAAACCGACTTGCATCACACGTGATAAACACGGGTGCCTTAAAGTGTCGAGACTTCTCAACAAGTAACTCAGCCCTCTCAACCGAGTTGAGACCCTTGGCGACATTACGGGAGTGGGGGACTCCGGCAGAAGCACGATCAAACTGATACAAGTGCTCCTCAACCGGTCGAAGGTATTGTGCGATCTCAACACAATACTTAGCACCACGGAACTGGATAGCTCTGGGATCTGGGTTCACCTTTAAGAGTCCGTTGAACCTTTCAGCTTTAACAAACATCTTTACACTGGCGTCCCCCGGGTGCAACCCGCCAATACACAACTCATCTGCAGCAGTACGGTACCTGGACCCCTTGAGCCCACCGTGTCTGTCAGCTAGAGCATATATATCGTCAGGCATCGAGATAGGGAGTGTGGCTGCAATAGCGCGAGCAGCTTCGCGAACCATAGCCAACCCACGAGGGGTTGGTTTATTCACCTCACCGATTACACGGTTATGGATTGCCTGGAGCTGGTTGTGGCCGCAGTCGAAGTGAATGGTGGGTTGATAAACCCCGTCTGTGTCGGGGATAGCTTGTCTCACCAGGACTCGCTTATGTTCGTTGCCATCGAATACGGGCACAAACTTAATAGCACATCCATCATCGATAGGCTTTAAGATTTTGTGTTGACCGCAACAGACCCCTTCGACAGCAACGCCGCCTTGTCAGCCAGCCGGTAACCTCCGGAGGGATCCCATCT